GTCGCTCTGCCCCCGCTGCGCGGCTCCCCCGAAGCCGCCGCCCCCGCCCTCGCCCGGCATCTCCAGACCGCCGGGCTGGCCGTACTCGTCGGCGTGCTGCTGGATGTTCTCCTGCTCCTGGTCATAATCCAACCCCTGCTCCTGCGAGCAGGTCTGAATCGACTTCATGCCCATCCCGACCCACACCTGATCCGTCTGCGCCTCTTGCAGCGTGTTGCGGGCCTCGGGGCTGGGCGCCTCGGCCTGCACGTCCACCAGCTCGAGCACGTCATGCGGCAGGACGCCCGCCTCGGCGGCGTTCGCCAGAACGATTTTCATGGTTCGGACGAACCGCGGTTCGTAGCGGATTTTCTGCTCGCTCTTCACCCGCAGCACGAAGGGCGATTCCGCCGTGAGGCTGCTGGCGAAATTGTTGTTGCTCGCGTCGCTGCTGCCGAGCCACTCGGGGGCGTTCCACCGCACCGCGGCGCCTCGGAGGCTGGCTTGCAGGATCGCCACCCGCGTCCCGCCCGACTCGTCGGAGGGCGGCGGCACCCAATTGGTGTCCTTGCCCATGTCCAGGATCGTGCCGGGGGTGAGCCGCTGGTAATCCGCCTGCCGGCCCGTCACGGGGTCCGCCTGGGAGTAGTCCACCAGCGATTGCTGAAAGGCGCTGACCTGCGCCGCGCTGGCCGCGGTGTGCTGGCGAATGCCGGCGATGGCCGATTGGACGGCCGCCCCGAGGGTGAGGTTGCGACGCAGCTTGCCCGCGTCGTCGATCGCCTGGAGCGTATCGAAACAGAAGTCGGTCATGCCGCGCTTGATGCTTCGCTTGGTGTTGACCTTGCAATGCACCAGCTCCGAGGCGGGAACCTCTTTGCCGTTCGGCGTGTTCCGCAGGTAGCTGCACCAGTAGGCGAGCGGCTTCTGCACGTCGTCGGGGTCGGTGCGGATGCCGAAGGAGTATTCGTCCTGATCCGACCCGGGCTTTTGCAGGATCTGCTCGGGCTCGACGGTGCGAACCTCGGTGACCCCGTCGTCGGTCAGGAAGTGCCGGAGGAAGTATTCGCCGTCCTCCCGCGTCCGCCAGAACAGTTCCTGTTCGAGGTCGGGCCACTCGCTCCGAACCATGAACTCGTCGAGCACTTCCTGGCAGGCGTCGAGCAGCGACTCGGGAACCTCGCGCTTCACCCCCTTCTTCGGAACCACGCGGTAGGTGAAGCCGGTCCCGATGACATAGCTGGTCAGGCCCCCCAGCAGGCCGATGGCGTAGGGGTTGGCGGCGCACAGAATTCGGGCGGGAGCCCGAAGGATGGCGAGATCCTGCTCCGTCTGGAACAGCGGGAAGTTTCGGCCGTAGCGGCGATCGTTCGGCGTGGCGATCGGCGAGAGCAGCGTCTGGCCGTCGCGGTAGCGGTCGAGCAGGTTGACGTATTGCGACACCCAATCTTCTACGGGGTTGGATTCGAGCAGCTTCGCCGCCTTCTCCAGATGGGCCTTCTGGATGCGCAGCCTCAGCGACCGGACCTGGTCCTTCAGCTCCGCTGAGGTGGGCGGGGCGGTCGGCTTCGCCGCGGGGGCCGGTCCGGTCGCGTTGCTCATCGTGCCCTCTTATCGTGTTCGGTGCGCCTCATGGATCGGGTAGCGAGCCCAGGTCCGATGTTGAGCCCTTTGGAGGGGGCCGCCGCCGGCTAGCACAGCGACTCGGCGCATCAGTGGCTCATTTGCCGCACTCCGTTCGCCTCGGCGGCCCCATCTTGAGCGAGCCGCCCGGGGAGTCCTCTGCCTGCCCATCGGCCGCCGTGGGCCGGCGCGGTCGACGGAAGACGCACACGAGCACGGGCTCGGGGGCCGCGCCGCCGACGAGCCGCGAGACGCTGTGCGTCCCGGTGTGGTAGGTGATCAGATCCCACCCGGCCTCGTTCTTCATCCGGTCCCACTCGACGAGGATCTTCTCCCAGCCGGCACCGAGCCGGTATACCTCGACGCAGTGCTCGTGCAGGCCGTCGCCCCGCTGCGAGCGGAGATCCAGTACCGCCCCCTGGGCGTCCATCGCGGCGCGCAGCCGGCCGTTCTCCTGCACCAGCAGGCCGTGTTCGTCGAGCAGCACGCGGATGGCGAGCCGGTCGTTCACGGGCAGGTCCGTCGTCTGGTGCGCGATCTGCCAGAGCCGCTCTCGTTGGTGGTTCGTCATACGACCAGTCTCCTCGGCCCGTTGCCTTGCCGGCCTTCGAGCAGCCCGATCGCCATGCGGTGGGCCATCTCCAGGGCGTCGGGGCCGTCGTCGTGGTCGCCCTGGGGGAAGTCGCGTAGCTGCTGCACGAGCAGGGCCGTGCCCGGCGAGCGGGAGCGAAAGCGAAACCGTCGCTCCGCGAGGGGCGTCCCGAGCCGCCGTATCCGGACGGCTTTCGCGACGGCGTTCTCGATGCCGTACAGCGGCAACACTACCCTCGCCTCGCGGGCCGCGATGGCGAACAGCGGGGCCAGCAACTCCTGAAAGGTGTTCGTCTCGACGCAGAAGCCCTCCGGGCGGAACAACTGACAATGCGACACCCCCGCGGCGATGATCGCCTCCGCGGTGCGGCGTTGCAGGTCGGCCTCGACGTACAACAGGCCGGCCTTGCTCACGCCGAGGCGGACGTAGGCGGAATAGTCGCCGAGGCGGGCGTCGCGCCCCTTGGACGGGTCCAGGGCGAGCACCTGGCAGGCGAGGTCAACCGGCCAGTCGCGGAACCAGATCGCGGGGTGCTCGAAGTATTCGGCCGGCCACTCGCACAGGTCGGGGTTGATCGGGTCGTTCTGCTTCTCGCTGCCGAACGCCGCGGGGCCCACGGCGGCCCGCAGCAGCATCAGCGCGTAGAGCGGCTCGCGCTCGGGCCACAGTACGGACGCCCCGGCGTCCATCTCGGCTCGCCGCTGGTCGTAGAACGCCCTGGCTGCCGCCTCGCGGCCGGGGTCGTCGTGGTTGTGAAGGATCGCCTCCCACTCGTTCCACAGGTCCATCCGGGCCGGCCAGCTCTCGACGCTACGCCACAGGCGGGATCGCCACCCGACGGTCGATTGCAGGCGGTAGACGATGCACTCGCGGTGCAGGGCCGTGCCCAGAACGACGATGTTGGTGCGGGGCGAGCCGGCGTTGCATGCGTCCTTGGTAAGCCACTCCCACGAGCGTCCCCTCTGGAGGGGCGAGAGGATGTGCTCCAGGTTCTGCGGGTCGTCAACGATGATCAGCGAGGGGCGGTGCGAGCCGGCCTTGCGGCCGCGGGCCTTGCTGCCCGTGCCGAGGGCTTCGAGCTGCACGCCGTTGCGCGTACGCAGCCGATCGGCCCGCCAGACGGGCCCCGGGCCGGCGACGTCGGGAAAAGTTTCGGCGAGGCTATCGTTGCCGTCCAGCTCGGCCCGGATCGAATCGAGGTACTTGCACGCCTGCTCCTTGGTGTCGGCGGTGAGCAGGATGTACGGCTCCGTGCCGTGGCACACGCACCAGAGGGGGTAGGCCAGCGACGCCCAGGATGATTTCGCGTTGCCGCGGGGGGCGAGCACGTTGAGGCGCTGGCCGCGGCGCCGCCGCAGGCCGTCGAGCTGCTCGCAGAGCCAGCGGTGCATCCCGCTTTGCGGGAGGAGCGCGTCGCCGGCGTCGGTCCGGAGGTGGCGGGCCGCGAAATCGGCGAGGCTGGGCAGGGCCCCGCGGCGACGCCTTTGAAGCAGCGTCGCCCGTAGCTCATGGATCTCCGCTCTCAGGCTCGCCAGGGTCGGAGGCATGTTCGGTATCCGCGAGGCGTTTCAATTCGTCAATCTCGCGTTGCATCTCGTCGAGGGCTTTGTCGCGGAACAGGCCCAGGTGTTGCCCGAGCAGGTTGAGCGCTTGCGGCTTCGGGTGGACCTTGATCTTGATTGACTTGCCGACCTTGCTGGCGATCTGCGACACCTCGGCGACGCAAGCGGCGGCGGCCGCGGAAAGGCAAGCGCTGTCGATGAAGCTAACGCCGTCCGGTCCCCAGGCCACGAGCCGCCGCATGTCGCTGAAGGCGATCCGGGCCAGCTCGCGGAGCACGCGGTCAGCCTTGATCTGCGTGCGTAGGGACCGCTTGGCCTTGGCGGCGGCGATGGCTTCCTGAACGTGAGTTTTCGTGATCAACTGCCGGCCAATGTCGCCGCTCTTGTAGCCGGCGCGGAGGGCGGCCGCCGAGGCGTTCAAATCAACGAGGTACTCCTCGACGAATCGAGTTTGCTTCGGCGTCAGCTTCGGTCCGGTAGGCTCGGCCACACGATGCATCCCTCACAGGTACGACTGCCAGGATGGCACGCGGGGTTGACTGTGATCAACGGCCGAGGGGCGTGTCGGTTTTTTGCGATAGCACCCCACCGTATCTCTATCTGAAAATCTCGTCAGTCTGGCGGCCGGCCGAGGGCGGCGATGAGGCGAGGACAGATGCCGAGGCGGCGACGGCGAGGGGCTCGATCCGCCGGCGGGCGCGCACCATCTCCGCGGGGCGGCGGCAGGCTCGGCGTTATCGACATCGCAGGAACATCCGGCCCTGAGCGGCGGTCAGTCGGGGAAGGGATCGCCGAGGCCGTCGTATGGGTCCGGCGGGCCCGTCGTCACGAGTTCCACGGCGGGCATCTCCTCGCCGGCGATGAGAGACTGATAGAGGCGTTCCAGCTCGGAAGGCGGCAGGTGCTCGGCGTAGCCGTAGGCGCTCGCCGTCGCGCGAGAGTGTTCGTTGCGGGGATGACGGATGCTGTAGTCGCAGCCGAACGCCGAGACGATCCGACAGAAGAGAGAGACGGTCAGGAAGGACGGCGAGCCCTTCCGCTGGAAGCGGTCGAGGCGATCCTCCAGCCGCGGCAGCTTCCAGCCGTGCGAGGTGCTGACGGGCCGCTCGTGCTCGTGGTAGTCGTTCAGGAGAGTCTGGACGGTGGAGATGGCTTGCGCCGCGGCAACGGGGATGAAGCCGAACCGATCGGGCGGCTTGGCGTTGACGACCACGTACCAGAGGGTACGTTTGCAGTCCTCGGCCGTGCGGTGGTATTCGACGCCCCGGCGGTTGAGCCAGCGCTGGAGCCGCGGCCAGTCCTCGGCGGTGACGTTGCCCTCCCACAGGGCGGGGGCGACGTTGAAGCAGAGCGTTGCGTTCGCCATCTCGCGATAGATCCTCGAACGCCGGCAGCCGTCGCACCGGGCGCACTGCTGACAGCGGCAGACCTGAAGGAAGGGGTTGCCGTGCCGCCAGGTGTCGGCGAACAGGACCGGGTTCGGACGCGAGCAGCGGAAGCGGACGAAGTCGGCCCGCGCCATGCGGGCGAACAGGGCGGTGTGTCGTTCGGCGCAGGCGGCGAGGGTGGCGTCCCGCATCTCCCTGGCCTGGGCGGCAATCTGGCCGAGGATGGTCAGGTCGTCGAAGGTGAGAGGCCGCGGGTTCATCGGCTGGCGGTCGGCGAGGCTGGCGAACACCGGGGCCTGGGCGTCGGGGTGGACGGGGTAGGCGTGCGCGGCGAGGAAGTCGGCGAGCTGCCGGCCGCACCTGCCGGCGTCCATGCCCTTCCGCTTGATCTCCTTTTCGAGGTAGTCGCGAACGTCCTTGCAGTCGGAGGGCGGATAGGCGACGCGAACGGTGATGCCCAGCAGGCGGGCGAGCTGGTGGGCGAAGTGCCATGCGCCGTCGCGGCCGGGCCAGGAATCAACGCCTTTGCGGATGCGGCGGTCGTGCTCGGCAACCACGATGATGTTCCACTGCGACCGCGGCAGGTGCGCCTTGATCCACTCGGCGAACATCTCCGCGCCGGC